AATGGCGGAAGTGCATGGGAATCGAACCAAAGCATATGATAATAATCTTTTGTTATTTCAGTTACTTATCGTTTCTGTTTTTGGATATTGGATAGTTTTGGATGGTTCGTGACATCAGGTCGCGTTTCTGTTTCACTTCAGTTCTGGCATAAGCTCGGACAGAATCAATCCGTGCATGGTCTGTGATAATCTGTAACTCAGATTCTGACAGACCTTTTTCATTGATATACTGACTGCATGAGCTGTGCTTTAATCCGGAATACAAATCAATGTTTTCCCCTGCTGCATCACATGCTTTTTTCCAGATGATATTCAGTGCCTCCCCTGTGTATCTTTTGCCTGGTTGCCGGGCAAGTGGATTCACAAACAGAAATGGTGACAGTATCCTGTGACGCTTTTGTTTGATCGATTCGATCTCAAGATATGGTTCAAAATCAGGATGACACGGGATGGTATGGATCTCTCCTGTTTTTGTTTTGGACTGGATTTTTCTGGCTGAGATGGATCTGCATATGGTGAAAACTCCGTCCTGGTAATCCTGTTTCTGGATGGCACAGGCCTCCGCCGGTCGGCGAAGATGATATTTCAAAAAGTAAAAAATCGGCTGGTGGTCTTCTGGGATCTGTTCAATGATGTGCAGCTGCCTGGATTCAGGCAGCCATTTTATAACCGGGCGGCTGTGCTGATATTTTTTTTTCCTTGGGAACGATGGCACAGTATTAATTTTTCTTGCCCTCTTGGCTTCGTCCAGGATCAGGTGCATGCAGTACATGATATTTATTTGCGTTTTTGGGGAAAGCCCTTTGGCTTTAAGATCCCTGCGCAGCCGTTCAAGGATATCCAGCTGGACATCGGGAAGGGACAGTTGGCTGTGTTGTTCAAAAAAAGGGCGGATATGGTTTTTGACGTAAGATCTATATCCTTTATAAGTCGCCGGGCTCAGATCTTCAGCATTCTTCAACCATGATTCAATGAACGGGATGACATCGGAAAAACCTTTTTTCAGATATTTATCCAGATAAAAGGTGCCGTTTTCATAATCAGACTGCATGGTGGCCAGCAGCTTTTCCGCCATCCGGCGGGATTCAAGCTTGATACCTTTGTAATGGTATATCTTGACATCCCGCTTTCTGGCAGAATCGTACCACCGGACAAACCATGAGCCCTTATAGGCCAGGACTGTCCCTTTCATACATTCTCCCTGGATGGGAGAATTATATATCTTGGTGTGTTCTGTCAATTAAAAAATTAACTTAACCGGTTTTTAAATAATTCTTTTGTCCCCATCAAATGTGATTTCCCCATCTGTCTTGGCCAATCAATAAACATTTCAAAAAAACCAAGATGTCCGTTGCATTTGATAAAAGGATATTCAACAGGCGAATCAAAAACAAAAGCGTATGGACCTGAAAACCATTCTGACGGGTGATCCTCAACGCAGTCTGTCATGGTGACAGCGCCGATAATCCCCCCTCTTAATTTTCTTGCTTTTAGAAGAATATCTGACATCTCCTTGCTGTATGGGAAATTTTGCATTATCCAGAACTCCCCGTCATAGTCATATTTTTTTGATGCATGTATCAACAGCCTTCCCTTGTAGTTGCTCTTCCACGTTCTGTTTTCAACAGGCTTCGGCCCGTTGATAATCATGCTGGCCCAGGGTTGTCTTATGCTTAAGGTTTTCATTTTTTTATTCCTATCTCTGTTATTTTGGGCTTCATGAATATATACCAGTGAGTCATCGCCTTGCGGCCGCTGCGGTGCCCGAACAGTGGAGGGTGCGTGGCCACTGATAGAACATCTGCGACTGGTACTTGCGTCTCATTCCACTTGAAGACCAATACACCCTCATGTTTCAGTACACGGAAGCATTCATCGAAGCCTCGCGCTAAATCATTTTTCCACTCATGTCCCAACTTTCCGTACTTCGCAGCCAACCAGCTTTTTGGGCCTGCGCGTATAAGATGCGGAGGATCAAAAACAACGAGCCGAAACGATTCATCAGGGTAGGGCATGTTCCGAAAATCCACCAACTCATCCGGGTCTATTACAACCTTGCGGGTCCCGTCTATCCTCCCGTGAGATCGATCTCTTACCTCCACTGTTTCCTGTCTATTATCGACATACAAAACATCATGATTCCCACGATCAAACCACATCATGCGGCTTCCGCAACATGCATCCAGGATAGGTGGTAGGCCAGCGTCAGGCAGGGTCACTGGCTTGTATTCAGTCTTTTTCATAAGTTGATTCTCCTTGGTGTTTATTTTTTACCGGCGGCATCTATCATGGATCAAAAACATCTGCCCGAACCTGGCCCAGGCCGTGAATTCAAAATATGGTTCCTGGCCGATAGGTTCTCCGCATATCAAGCAAGGGTGCCACGGCACGGCATTGAGATCATATCCCCATTTTGGGTGAGGGTTTTTATTCTGATCTGGCCGGCATAACCCGCAGTCACAATCTTTGCCACTCATTAGACACCCCCGTTTCCGAAGATAAGGCCGACTACCGTCATAGCTGATCCGTCTTGACCGCCACCTTGCGGTGCATCTGTTCGATGTCACGCTGTCGCTGCTGGTAACACGCAAGGGTGTATTGATCTTTTTCCAGGGCCGGACCGACCATCTGATTATAAAAAAGCGGGTCTTTTTTGTTTGCACCCCAGGTTCTTCCATCTTTCAAAACAGTCCCGCAAAAGATAGTGCCGGTCAACGGACTTGTGGCTATATGGACATTTTTCATTCAGGCACCTCCGCATCCTTGATTGTTTTTTCACCACAAAACGGGCAGAAAGAATGGAGAATGTTTACACTTTCTTTTTTTTTCTGCCCTCGCAAACTTATCACCGCCCGGCTGTAGGTTCTTGTCTCCATTTTGTTTCCAGTCATGAAAAACCCCACTTCAATTTCAACCTTCTCAAAAGGTTTGCGAAACGTTTGATTTGAAATTTTTTCATGAAGCCTTGCTTCCAAATTTATAATGCAATCACACATCTGTCTCCTCCTTCAGGTCCTGCCTTTTTTAAAATGGCAGTTGGTTTGTTTTTGTTGGGAACTCCCTTACATTTAAAGAATCAGGTATGTTCAACAGTGCGGTTTTGGTTGCCCCGGACATCTGTTTCATGAAAAATGAAATACCGGCTGAAAAGCATTGTTTTTTCAGATCATTGGCAAAAACCGGGTCTATTGGTCGGCATCCGCCCCCTGACTCACCTCCGCAAATAACCCAATGTACCCCGGGACCGGGCTGATAAGTAGAATCACCCTCCAAAAATCCGCCTGACCAGTCATCATATCCCCAGCCGTTTTTTTCAAAAAAGTCATATCCGCCATTGTCTTCAGTAAGCATGATATATTCTCTCAGATCTACATATCCAAGCATGGGCTCAACACTGACAAACCGGATTGATGCTGGTATTTTCAACAAAGTCGGCACCCTGATATCAGCTTGTTCCTGGTCTTCAGCACTGACGCCCAGCCAGACATTTTCCAAAGGCCATTCCGCCGGCAGACATTCCCGGATCCGCTCCGGCCGCTTGGTCAGAATCTGATATGACAAGTGCGGTGTTTGCTTGATGATTTCCCAGGCTTCCGCCCGCCAGCCATCCGCCTCTTGGATAAAGAAATCAGACCAGCTGCAGGTGAACACCATTGCCGGCTCTTTCCATGCCAGCGGTTTATTAAAAGTATTGTTGTTCGATCGATAAATATTTGATCCGTCCTGGCCATATCGTTTTTTATCCCGGAACATATAACAGTTATTGCACCCTTTGCTTACCTTCCTGCAGCCCTGCCAGGGGTTCCATGTGTGGTCTGTCCATGCAATGTCTGAATTTTTACCCATTAGTTTTTCTCCTTTTTTCCCGGGGCCGAAGCCAGAAATTATTTATTCCGTTGATCCATGCGCCGGTGTAAACTAGCGCCAGCAGGAAGATACCCCACTGCCCGTTTGCCCAGGCGGTCCAGAACCAGAACGGCTGGCCTATTATCCCGGCGATGTATCCCCACCGGCGGATATGGGCGGCCTGGCATGACACCAGGAGAATGGCCAGGCCGCTGAAAGTGGTGATGCCTATTTGGGTGATGTCCATTATTTTTCCTCCCCATAATCGATTCCAGAAAATACCGGTTTTTTAAATTGATGAAACGGCCGGGACGGATTCTCCAGACAGATGCGCATGCCTTTGACATCCAGCCGGCATCCATAACCGTCGGCAAACCATGGCGCGTAAATATTTTTTGCGCAGTTGGCACACACCCTTTTGTCATTTGAAATGATCGGTGCTTTTGGATTTGCAATCATCGGCCGGTCACCTCCTTTAAAAGTTTTCGTGCGGCGTCTCCCCGGTCCAGCAGGGTCAGGTCCCGCCAGTCTGTCTTTGCGTAAAACTTCAGCGCGTCCACCAGTTTTTTGTTCTGCTCAGTACACTCTTTAATTGTCATTTTTATTTCATCATAAACTACCTGGTATTCAGATTGAGATTCAGACGACAGATTTAAATTTTCAGCAGTGCTCATTTTTTTTTCTTCTCCTTTCAATAAAAATTATTTTGAAATTATTTTTTAAACACCCAGCACTTGACTGTGCGTTTGTTGAACCGGTCCCACACGGCCCGGTTTTTATCCACCAGCTTGTATCGCTTGGAATTGCTCAGATGTTTTTTCAACAAAGACATGTCCGGCACTTCCTGTTGATGAAACACACACATGGCCCGGTAATGGTTCAGGCTGACCGCGATGTATCTATCATCTGTGGACAGATCCATGCCGCCTTCTTTTTCATCGTTGATGTAGTGAAAGGTTTCCCAGAACTTTTCCACGGTGGGATGATCGGCCGCCAGTTTTTCCTGCCGGGCCTGGGCGCGGTTGCCCAGGTAGCAGATGAAATCATGGATGGTGTCATTGGCAAGATCCGGAAAAATCACCTGAAGGGCATGGGCCAGGGCCGCCAGCTGGGAATGGGTTTTGATGATCCGCTGGTGCCGGATCCCGCCCTCGGCAAAGAACGGCTCCATTTTTTTGAATTCTCTGAAAAACACAGACAGGATCTTTTTTTCGTTCTGCAACACTTTCCACAAAAACCCGCCCACGTCCTCGCTGCTTTGGCGCTCGAACCACCGGGCGATCTCCAGGGTGCCGGGGCCGTGGTGTTTTTTGTCGGCATGGCAGTGGATGATCCGTTCCAGCAGGGCCGTGCCGCCTTCCACCTCCGCGTTCTGGGAAATCACCAGACTGGCCTTGAACAGCTGTTCGTCCACATCATTGGTTCTGGAGGCCACGCCCAGGGTCCCGGTGGCCCGGCCGTTGTAAAACGGTTTCCACTCCTCAAAGTTAAAACTTTTTCCCCGCTTGATCTCCGCATTGTCCGGCTGATCCCGGTCTGACTCGATGATGACAATGGGCAGATTGGACACCTGGGAGAACGCCCGCCGACGTCCGGCCGGTGTGGCCTTGATGATATCAAACCCCTCGTAATCATCCCGGCCCAACAGCTTCCAGCAGAATTCCAGGACCGTGGATTTACCGGCCCCGGGTTCTCCGGTGAACTCCAGAAAGGGAAATGATTTCATCTTGGAGCGGATCTGCTGGGCAAACAAGGATCCCATGAAATACGCCAGCACCGCCAGACCCTGGAAATGAAACGCCCGCACATATTGATTGATCCATTTGGAATCAAACTCCCCGTCCGTGACCATGTGAATCCCGGACAGGCTGGACTTGATCCCCTGTTTTCCCAGCTGGAAATATCCCTGCTCATTGATCGGGACCTTGCGGCCGGCCTGGAATGCGTTGTCATGAAAGATCCAGGCGTTGCAGTTGTCTTCATATCCGATGTAGGGAATGGACTGCACTTCCAGCATGCGGCCGTCCAGCCATTGCCGGCAAAGAATCCCGAAATCCCGGTTGTCTCCGGTGTACCGGCCCCCGTTGGTCTGGTTGAGAAGCGATTTGTTGAATGCTTCGCCCGTGGCCAAAGAGGTGCCGTCCACAGACATCAGCTTGGACGGGGTCCCGTTCTTGTACCGGATCCGGAACAGGTACCGCTGCTCATTGATGAGAATATCTTTTTCTATGTATAGAAATTCCGGGGCCACATTGCAGATCATATCCACGGTGCAGGATGACCGGAACCGCTCCAGCCCTTCGGGTGAATCCAGCAGCACGCCCTCCTCCTGGAGTTCCGTGGAAAATTTGGAATCCACTTTGGCGGAATAAATGGCATTGCCGAACTCCACCACATGCCGCCGCCGGGTGGGGTACCGGCAGAACACATGCCAGACCTTTTCCCCCACCGTGGCTGAGGCAAACAGTTTGCCCTGGTAAAAGCATTCGGTGATCAGGTCATCAGTGAGCCGGTTTTCGGCCCACAGGTCATCCCAGTCTTTGCGGCCGTCCGGCAGCAGACAGACCTTGGCCTCTTCGCCCAGGGCCCGGATCATGGGCAGGTGTTTTTTCATGTACTTGCGCCCGGCCACATCGCCGTCATACGCCAGGACCCAGGTGATATCTTTGCCTTTGTTTTGAGTGATGAACGTGTCACAGAAATTGGAACAGGAGATCGATGCCGCTGCCTTGTGCCCGGCGTGGATCAGGGCGATGGCATGGAAAATCCCCTCTGTGATAAAACAGGTATCTCCTTTTTTCAGCTTCTGGTTCGGCGGTGTCCAGGCATCCCCTTTGAACAGGGACCCGTCCGGTTTGCGTTTGCCGCCCACATGGGCTTTCTGGCCGTCCGCCTTGGTTTTGCCGATAAGCCGTTCCCAGAACCGTGTCCGCTCCGGGTCCAGGTAAAACCGGGCCGTGGGAACCATTTCCCCGGATCCGTTCAGCTGGTGTCCCTCCTGGTCATAAAACATCTGGCATTTGGACAGCATAAATCCGCGGTCTTCAACCATGTATGCATCGGCCGTGGCTTTGGGGTTTTCCGGTGTGGCCGGGAACCGCTTGGCATAGTTTTCAAACAGATGCGGCAAAAGATCCTTGGCCGTGAAGCTGGACCCGCATTTGTTCTCCCGGCCGCAGGCAATCCGCCAGGGCGCGGACTTTCTCACGTACAGTTCTTTTTTCCCGCAGTCCGGACAGATCCCGCCGCGCAGATATCCGCCTTTTTCATTGAACTGAAACCGGGAATCTGCCAGCAGGCCCCGGACAATTTCATTGGCCCGGGCTGTGTCGGTGGTGGTATCAGGTTGTGGCATGGTGCCTCCGGTTATCTGGGTGATTGAGTGGTGCCGGATTCTGTGGTGTGTTCCGGAAACAGGCTTTCCTGGTTCATCTTCTCAAGAATCTCCAGGGTTTTTGCCTGTAGCTGCGGGCAGTCATCCAGATCCCGGATGGTGCCGCCGCCTTTGAAAATCCGGTCTGCTTCTTTTTCCGCCTGTTCTTTGAGGGCAAACACGCTTTTCCTGAAATTGATTTCCAGCCGGTTGGCCTTGAACTCGTTTTTAAGCCGGTCAGACTGCTTGTGGGTGTGCGGGAAAAAGTGCCGGTAAAGGACTTGATAACATTCTTTCTGGTACCGGATGATTTTGTCCCGGCGGTCACCTTCGTACCGGGACGGGTTGAGTTTGAACAGCCATCCGTTGAGGTAGGAAAGGGGCAGGCAGAACATTTTATATTGTTTATTATCGGTTCCAGTTGCCTGTATGGGACAGGCAACTGAGGACAAAACAGTATCCCTTTCAATGAGCTGCCGATTGGATTCCCAGTCCAGATTCAGGGCCGCGCAGATGGGTTTCAACGGCACAAAAAAGTCTTCATTCTGCTGGATCAGGTTCAGTTCATCCGTGTCAAACACAATACGATTGATTTTTGCCGCCTGGTTTGCGGTTGAAGTATTCATATATCCTCCATATAATGTATGTGGGTTTGTCTTCAACTGCCTGTATAATACAGGCAGTTGGTTCAGGCCGGTATCTGTGCGGATCTCACCCCGGCAGATACCGGCCGTGTCCACGGCCCGGGGTTATCCCCGGTTTTGCCGGTGGTCCTTGCAGTTCTGGATGGCCAGGTACAACCCGGCAAACGCTTCCAGCGCATCCCAGGTTTCTTTTTCACATCGCTCCAGCTCGCCATCACCCATGTGTCCGTCCAAAATGGCATCGGCCAGGCGGGCAACCGCTTCGCCGGATTCCTTGGCAATGGTGGCACAAAACGCCACCCAGCTTTTGTCGGTCAGTTCTTCCGCCGGCCTGGGCACCGGCAGGGTGATGCGGTCGAACGCCTGGTTGACCGCGCACAGGCTGGACAGATCCCCGGTTTCTTCCAGCACCACCAGCCAGTCCAAAAGCCCCAGCTTGTTGGTGCGCCGGCCGATGGAGTTGGGGTCCACATCGGCATAAAGGGTTTGGGGCCGGACCGCCAGCCGGTCAGCCAGGGCCTTGACCCCATGACGTTTGACAGTAGTCTGGACAATGCCAAGCACATCGATTTGATTATCCGTGTACATGAAATAACCTCCGTGAATCCTGTTTTTCATGAAAAAGAAAACAGGCAAAAATAATAATAGGTTGAAGTGAAATGAAAAAAGGTGTTAAGTAAAACCGGTTCCGAAGCATTAACAAACAACCACAAGGAGCGGACACATGGAAAAATTTGCGACAATGACCCGGGCAAACAAACCGGCTCAGGTAGGCTGGGAAGAACATTGCCTGGAAAAAAAGATTCCGTGCGTGATCATCTTCAAGCACAAAAACGGCCTGGCGGAAGTGTCCTGGAATAGTGGCAGCTATGACGAAGCCGGCCAGGATGCCCTGGAGCGAAACCGGGATGAGCTGCTTGCAGATTTTAAAGAAATCAAGCGCATGTACGCCACGCCAAAATCTGAAGTCAAATTCAACATTTGCATGTTTAATGCAACCGATATCCATTTTGAAGACGCTCCCAAAATGGCGGAAGAGGTATTTGAAACAGTCAACGCCATGGTTCGGCACCGGAAGTAGTGCAGACGGGCGCGGCCGGTCACCGCGCCCGTTTCCTGCGTCGATTAGAACTGGCATTGATCCTCACACACAATAGCCCGGCCCGCCAGGTATCGGGTGTAAAGAAACAGGGTGTCCTCATCGAGTTCAGGGAAAAGGATGCGCAGCGCATACCCGGCCGCCACCATCTGGGTGTGGGTTTTGCAGACCCGTTCATGCTCCACCCCATAATTGTGCATCAGGCCGCCCGTGCACATTTCGTTGTACACATCCATGTATGCGGCCAAGATCAGATCTTTTTGCCGCAGGGCATGCAGGATAAAACCGCCCAGCTCATCCCGGGTCAGGTCCTCCAGAAATGCCAGGGTACCCCGGTACTGGCACCGGGGCAGCCGGCAATGGATCACCCGCTCATAAAAAGGGATCGATCCAAGTGTTTTTTTATCCCCGGCAATCATCAGGGTGCCTTTGAAAAGATGTTCTGTATCGTCATTCCCCGGCCGCCTGCATGCAACGCCCATGGTACCGGTACCCCGGCCGTTGTAAATCGGCTTCCAGTCTTCAAAATTAAAGTCCACCCGTTGCGGGTCCTTGAAAAAAACCAACGGCATGCTGTCCAGATCCATGACGTGGTCCTTGAGCTGCTGCCGGGTCAAGACAGCAGCGTTTTTCCATTCGCCTTCAGCATATCCCAGCAGCTTCCACAAAAAGTTGACCAGGACGGTTTTCCCGGATTCCGGCCGCCCGGTGATTTCCAGGAATGGAAACGATTTCTGTTGCTCCCGGATATCGTTTACCATCAGGCTGCACATGGTCCAGGACAGGGCCGCCAGTCCGGGGTATCCGAACGCGGTCATGAAATCGGGCAGCCACAAGGGGGCGTATGCTTCCGCATCGATACCGGCCGCGCCGGCCTGGTCAAACTTCGGGGTGTGGGGAAACTGGGTGATGGTCGTGTTGGGTTGGGTCTGAATCATGATAAAACTCCTTTTTAAATAAATGTTAATGTGATAAGGGTTTACTGGTTAACTTTGCAGACCAGGGGACAGTCCGGGCAGTTCCGGACCGGTTCCGGTTTCGGTTTCGGCCGGATCTCGAACACCTGTTCCGGATCTTTGCCCAGGGCGCCGGCAATCTCAGACATGACGCGCTGGCTCACGGCCCGGCCGTGCACCACGCTGTTGACCATGACCCGGGACACTTCGCACCGGCGGGCAATCTCCGCCTGGGGCACGCCGGCGGCCATAAGACCCTGCTTGATTTCATCCGGGGTCATCGGGGTTGTTTGGGTTTGGGGTTGCATGTTGTTCTCCTTTTGTTGGGGGTTTGTAAAATTAACGTGACGTTAAGTGCACTTATAGTGCATTGTTCAGCACCATGTCAACTAAAAAAGTGATTTTTTTTTCACAGAAGGTATTTTTTTATGGCAGAAATCGAATGGCGTTTAAAAAAAGCAAGGCTTCATGCAGGTCTTACTCAGCCACAACTTTCTGAGGCTGTTGGAGTTTCTGTCAGAAGTATAAAAAAATATGAAAAGGATGCATCTTCTGTCACTCTGATGACGGTGAATAAAATTGCACTTACGTGCAAAGTGAATGAAATCTGGCTTTTAACCGGCAAAGGGAACATGGTAGGATCTGAACCAACGGAGAACCATCAAAATGCTACCCGCCAACACCAGGACCTGGTCAGAGAATTCCGCGATCCGCTCAGGGGCCTGGTAATAAACCAGCGGCTGATCGAGCTGGAAAAAATAAACCAGGCGGTCTTTGACCGGGTGGACGCCTACATTGCAGGCGCCCACGAAAGCGCCCGGATCATGAAAGGCCAGCCGGCAAAAAGTTGCAAGGACATAGAACATAATCAGGGAACAATGGCGGAGGGGGAAGCAAAACAGGAGGCAACCGACCGGTAAGATCTTCTTTTTTTTTTGAAAATTTCACCGGCACCGTGATTGTCACCCATAGCAACAAAGTTAGATGATTAAAGGAGGTGATAGCTACCGGGTAGAAGTAAGATTCACGAAATAGCCATAATCATACCAATTCAAATATTCAAATCTGGAGTGCTTATGTCCGTCGCTACAAGAAATTATATCAAAAAATCCATAGAAAGATTGTACGGAATTATCAGTGGCATTTCGATAAACTGCCATATCAATGACAAAGAAATCATCGCGGTCAAAAATTGGATGGAAACTCACGAATTGCTGAATGAGTTTGAGCCATTCAAGGAATTGGACATGCTTCTCAATGAAATTCTTGAAGACGGAATTGTTGATGATCAGGAAAGAGAAGATTTGCTGGAGTGGTGTTCCGATGTGTTGAATGAGCATGGGTTCCTTGGGGATTACACCCAGGTGGTGCGCCGGCTGCATGGGATTTTTTCGGGAATTATGTGTGACCAGGTCATCAAGGAGAACGAACTCGAAGGATTGAAAGAATGGCTGCTTGATTATGAACCACTTCATAACTGGTGGCCGATCAATGAATTAAAGAAACTTATAGATGATATCATGAAGGATGGCCGGATAGATAAAGAAGAACACCAGAGACTTCACATATTTTTCAATGATTTTGCAGAGCATGTGATCAAAGATCCGGTGATTAACGATCAGGAATATTGGATGAACCGGCACATGTTTTCCCCGTGCCCGGTATTCAAACCTGTCGCATCTTTGTGTGAAAAGAATCCTGAAATAATTTTCAAAGGCAGGTTGTTCTGTTTCACGGGCCCGGCCGCATCTGGGAGACGCAAAGACATCTGCCAGAAAATTGAGTCTATCGGCGCGGTGCCGTGTGCTGCACCAGTGAAAGATCTTGATTACCTTGTGATCGGCGCTCAATCGTCACCTGCCTGGGTTTATTCAACGTATGGAAGAAAAATTGAAGCGGTTCGATATCGAATAGACACGGATAAAAAATGTCAGACGCATATCGTCGGGGAGTATGATTTTATCAAAGCCGCCATAAAAGCCGGTGCACCGTTTCAACCCCCACTCTGAAATCAAACCTGACCGCGTATTGGGAAAAGTTCAAATAACCGGCCCTATTTGTTGACAACTATCCGGTTTTTATATACGTTCTAATCATCTCACCCCGGCAGATATCGGCCCTTTTCAACAACGGAATGGGCTTTTTGTGTTCCTTCCGAAAAAAGAGGGAGAGATATCATGCTGCAAAAATCAAGACAGACCCTGCCGGTCGATGAAA